CGCTAAGGGCAAGGCCAAGCGTGATACATCAGGTTTTGTAGTGGACGTAGTAGCGGCGTAAAGGGTTGCTTTATTGGTGGCACTCAACAGGGTGTCACTAGATAAACCAAACTGAAAGGAAAGACTAATGTTTTTAATTGTAACAACACAACCACTCAATGACGGAACCAAGGGGTTCAGGTTTAATGCCTTTGGTTTCAAAGGTATGCTACGCAAGCGCAAGAACCTTAGCCGTGGGTATGGTATTAACAAGGGCAAGGCAATGACAGCCTTACACATAGGCAAGGTTACCTTGTACGTAGAAACTAAGGGTAACAAGTATAGTGTCCGTCAATTCAGACACTTTGCAGGATAAGGATAAGAAATGAACCGTTACATATTCAAGGTAGCTATAACTTTGTCAGTGCTATTCAACGTGGTCTTGATGGGTGAGTTGCATCAAACATTCAGTGCACGTAACCACCAACGCAAGAGGGACAAGAAGAAGAACCTATGCTTTGTCATTGACAAGGTGCTAGGCAGCGATCATTGCTTGATGTGCTGGTCACGGTGGGTAACAACAAGGAGACCAGTAAGATGACACAAGATAAACCTGAACTATTCTTCCACTCATACCACCGTAACACCATCAAGCAGATAGATGAGGCTATATGGTTAGACAGTAACGGTGACCATCAAGAAGAACAGTATGAAGAAGATAGAGAATACATATATACCCTTGGTAGGGACAAGCCCTAGGGTATCAACATTTTCAGACCTGTCAAGAGGAAAACGACATGCAATATGAAACAACTTTTAAACGTGGTGACCAAGAGATAACCGTCTATGGCTCAGTGTATGCAACAGGTGAGGCAAGGGTAGTCTATGACTTTGACACAGGCCCTGAGCTAGAGGTTCACATAGACCCTGAGTTCCTTCTTGATGAGGCATACGACCAAGACAATGCGGAAGTATCCTTGCACTCCTTGACGGTACTAGAAAAGTCTGTCATCGTTGAGATCTTTACACAAGACTATTGGGAAGAGATCATATGACATGGATGAGCCACAAGGCATGCCCCTATGAAGAGTGTGGGAGCACAGATGCCTTCAGCTATAACACAGAGAGCCAATCAGGTAGGTGTCATAGCTGCGAACGTAAGTACCCAAGGATCAAGGATACCTTGACTGACTGGGCCAAGGATGAATACCCTACCGAGGGTGACAAGAAGGAGTGGGATATGCCCCAAGCAACCATCAAGCCAGTGCCAACCGAGATGCTGACACCAGTATACCGCACGATAAGAGACATCAGTGCTGAGACACACAGGTTCTACGGTGTCAAGACATTTGTTGATGCTCAAGGTAAGGAAATCAAACAGGAGTACCCATACCCATCAGGTGGTACCAAGACACGGTTCTTCCCTAAGGAGTTCAGAGCCACCAACCTCAAGTCAGATGAGCTATTCGGTCAGAACCTATGGAATGCTGGCTCATGTAAGATCGTCACGATATGTGAGGGTGAGCTAGATGCTATGTCATCCTATCAGATGTGCAAGAACCCTAAGTATAACACCGCCTTTGTGTCACTGCCATCAGCTACCCCTAGCAACAAGCTATGGACCAAGGCAGCTGATTGGTTGTCATCCTTCGATAAGATCATCCTGTCCATTGAGCATGACGAACAAGGTAACGCAGTAGCCCAGCGCATAGCTAACCTATACCCTAACAAGGTGTACCGTGTACAACATGACAAGTACAAGGATGCTAACGAGTTCCTACAGGCTGGCAAGGGTAAGGATTACTTCAGTGCATGGTTCAATGCTAAGAAGTATACACCTGAGAACATCATCAATTCATCTGATCAATTCCTTAAGATGTACAACTCAGCTGATGATCATGTGTATGTACCGACAGGTATCAGTGACTTCGACGACCTATGTATGGGCCTCATGCAGGGACACTTCACACTGTTCAAGGCACAGACTGGCATAGGCAAGACTGAGTTCATGCGTTACCTAGAGTACAACATCTTGAAGAACCATCCTGACATCAGCATTGCAGCATGGCACATGGAAGAGACTAAGCTACGTACCTTGCTAGGCTTGGTGTCATACGACATGAAGAAGAACGTGACACGTAAGGATCTGATCGAAGAGGAACAGTGCGAGGATGCAGTAAGGGATTCCATTCATAACCTGACAAAGAATGAACGGTTCTATCAGTTCTTCTTGAACGATGAGGATGACCCACTTGATATACTCGGTCACATACGTTATCTATCTCAGGCATGTGGTGTACGGTATGTATTCTTTGAACCTATCCAAGACATAGCAGCTAACATGGGTGGTGACGAGAGCAAGGAACAATTCCTAGCTGACCTATCTGTCAGGCTGTCTAAGTTAGCAGCTGAGCTAGGCATAGGGATCGTTACTATCGGACACACAAACGATGATGGTGCTGTCAAGTACTGTCGTATGATTGAGCAACGTGCATCAGTTGTAGTAGAGTTACAACGGGACAAGATGTCAGAAGAATTAGACGAAAGGAACACAACTCAATTGCTTGTCACAAAGAACAGGCCCGTTGGACCTACAGGGTATGCAGGTCAACTCAAGTTCAACCCTAACTCATTTACATTGGAAGAAAAGTATGGACAATATTAACATGGCATACGTAGCTGGTGGTATATACTTCTTAGGTATCTACTTCCACTACGTCCACGTGCTAACGATCTTTCACCTCATGGACAGGGACGATGCTAACACCAAACGTATTGTCATGCACAGCCTAGTGTGGCCGTGGACAGTGGTCATGATGTTGTCAGAAGAACTATTCGGTGATGACCAAGATGAAGAGGATGACAAATAGATGAAGACAGTAGCAATGGACATAGAGACAGATGCACTAGATGCCACACGTATCCATGTCATCTGCGCACAGGATGTTGACACAGGGGAAACGTATGAGTTCCTTAATGTGTCACACGTAGAGGAAGAGGAGGAACGGTTCGTTGCATGGTGCCGCACAGTTAATACTTTTGTGTTCCACAATGGGATTGGGTTTGATGTACCTGTTATCAATAAGCTGGTCAGAAAGGGTTGCATATGTCCTTCTATGGTTAGTGACACTCTTATTCTCAGTCGCCTTATTGATTACACCCTAGACGGTAAGGGTCACAGCCTTAAGGCATGGGGTCAACGTCTTGGTGAGTTCAAGATAGGCTTCGATCAGTTTGAGGTACTGACACAGGAAATGGTTGACTACTGCCATCAAGATGTTGAGGTGACGGTACAACTATACAAAAAATTTAAGAAGGTTATAGCTGACCCTGAGTGGCAGGATGCTATACGATGTGAGCATGACATCCAGATCCTATGCGAAGAGATGACAGCACATGGTTTCTCCTTCGATGAAGCTAAGGCTGAGACACTACTAGATGAGGTTGAGCTACGCATGTTCGACTTAGAGGATGGGTTTCAGGTAGACTTCCCACCTCAGCTGCAAGAGGTTAACCGCATCAAGTATCGTCGTAAGAAAGACGGTGAGCTAATGAGTAACGTAACCAAGGCACAAGAGAAGTATCCTCAGACAAGAGTTGATTGGTCATACAATCCACCTGACCTAGTGTGCTACGATTGGATAGAGTTCAAGCCATCCTCCCCTAAGATGCGTATCGAACGCCTATGGGAAGCAGGATGGACACCAGTAGAGAAAACAAAAGGACACATACAATATGACCGTGAACAAAGACATCAACAAAGATCGTGGCGATAAGTTCGCAAGGTACGGATGGACACTATCTGAGACAAACCTTAACACACTCCCTGACACAGCCCCTGAGGGCGGCAAGAGGTTAGCTGAGTGGTTGACACTAGAAGGACGCCGAAGCTCACTGGTTGAGTGGCTAGGGCACTGTGGTGACGACAAGCGTATCCATGGTAGGTTCAGTCACATCGGTGCATGGACAGGACGTATGGCACACTCAGCACCTAACCAAGCTAACATCCCATCAGCCTTCCATGGTACACCTCGTACCCCAGTGGAGGAAGTTAAGGCACGGTATGATGGTCAGTTCAGGGAGCTATGGAAGGTTGAGGATGGTAACTACCTAGTGGGTACTGACGCTGAGGGTATCCAGCTACGTGTACTAGCACACCTGATGAACTCAGAGGAATATGTACATGCTATTGTGTCAGGTAAGAAAGAGGATGAGACTGACATACATAACCTTAACAAGAAGGCACTAGGTATCTCTCATGTTACTCGTGATGATGCTAAGACATTCATCTATGCCTTTCTTCTAGGTGCTGGCACAGCTAAGATTGCACAGATACTAGGTGTCAACCAACGTGAGGCTGGCCAAGCTGTTGAGAACTTTACACAATCCATTGAAGGATTAGCTACCCTGAAGAAGAAGATCATACCTCACATAGCTAAGCGTGGTTGGTTCAAGGGATTAGATGGACGTAAGGTTATCGTACCCTCTGAGCACAAGACATTAGCTGGTATGTTACAGAACGGTGAGTCTGTCATCATGAAACACTCAGCACTACAGTGGGTACGTCAGGCTAAGCAGATGGGCATCGACTTCAAGCTGGTCACATGGCCCCATGATGAATGGCAGACTGAGGTGTGTGGTACCTTAGCAACAGCTGAGAAATTAGGTGAGATACAACGACAATCTTTTGTTGACATAGGTATTAAGTTCGATATGGTCTGCCCATTAGCTGGCTCGACTGACATCGGACGCAACTGGAAGGACACTCACTAATGTTACCTTACATAACTGTAGCTTTTCCTGTCGTTTTTGTCTTGACAATACAACTAACCATCTTTATTACTAATCATCTAACATGCAACAAAGGAGACTAAGCATGGCTAAATCTAAATACGGTGTATTCGAAGGTGAACTATACTACGCCCGTGTATTCAAGGATAACATGGATGACAATGAGTTCCACGAGAAGACACAAGGTCAGTACAACGTGATGTTCGTACCTAAGGACAGTGAAGAAGTTAACCGCATGGTATCTATGGGTTTCCCTGAGACAGCCATGGGTAACCAGATGATCAAGCCAATCCCAGCTGCTAATGATCGCATGGGTATGAAGCTTAAGCGTCCTAACATCCACCCATCTAACATCGAAGACTTCGGTGGTGCTCCAGCTGTGACTAAAGGTACCACCAATACTAAGTGGGACTTCGTTGAGGACGGTGCACTAGGTAATGGTACCACAGCTAAGGTTAAGATCTCCATCTACGGTGAAGGGGCTACAGCTTCGGTACGATTGGAGAAGCTAGGTATCCTTGAGCATGTACCCTACGAGGAGATGGCATCAGCTGAAGATCGTTGGTAACTCTCTATCAAAGGCGGGGCTGTAATGGTCTCGCCTATCTTCTATTCAAGGAGAATAAACTATGGTGTTCCTGTTGTTGTGGTTACAAGTAATCCCTGAACAAGGTGTAAGATACCACCACTTAGATACTTTCGATAACGAGACATTGTGCAGGGCTGAGTTAAGACATGCGTCTGTTATGGTCAATGACAAATCAGAAACAATTGACTGCATTGGAGTTAAGATAGATGATTGAAGCAACATACATTGACCACATGGGTACTGACCTATCCGTAGTTAATGCAGCCCGTGTATCCTTTGGGAAGAAGTCTAAGCTAATCTGCACTGACTTGATCCAAGGTACTTATGACATGAGTAAGGGTGACAAGAGACTCATCAAGTATCTAGCTGAGCACAAGCACCTGTCACCATTCGGACATGCCTTTGCATCCTTTCACGTTAAGGCACCTGTCTTTGTAGCACGTCAGCTGGTCAAGCATAAGTTCCTCAGATGGAATGAGATCAGTCGTCGTTATGTAGATAACCCACCTGAGTTCTACACACCTGACGTGTGGCGTGGTAAGTCTGCTGATAAGAAGCAAGGATCTGAGGGCGTATGCCAACCACCTCTATGGCTTGACTCAACGATGAACCAAGTATTAGACCTGTATGACCAGATGATCCACGATGGTGTAGCCCCTGAGCAAGCCCGTATGGTACTGCCTCAGTCGATGATGACCGAGTGGTACTGGTCAGGT